AACTGATCGTAGCGAACAAACTTGACAACTCGTTCGATGTTCTTCGTGACCTACAACGAAAGTCTGTTGAAGTGTTGCTACTATCACGACCGATGGCTCGTCGAACCAAACTCGCAGACCTCATGGTCAAGGAGACCAGTGGCGTCGACCATCCCGCCCATCTTCACGAAGGCTGGCTCGTCATGAAGTCCGAAGACCTCGACGCGGCTCTCGATGAAGTCACTCAAGTGAACAAGGAGACACACGTGGACTTGGAAGTCACCGAGACCGAACACATCGACAAGGCTGCGCCTGCCATCGACGACGACATCCGTAAGGAACTGTCGGACCTCCGCAAGCAGTTGGACGACGCTCGCAAGGAGACCGAGGCTCTTCGTGCTCAGCGTGAACTCGAGAAGGCGTTGGCCTCGAGCCACGACTGGGCCATCTTGCCCGAGTTGAACCCGCAGGAGTTCGCCCCGGTTCTCCGCGCTGTTCGCGACGAGATGCCCGAAGCGGCTGCCCTGATCGAGAAGGTGCTCGACGCTTCCGCTCGTGCCCTCAAGGAGTCGGGCATCCTCAAGGAACTCGGCACCGACACCGTCGCTCCGACCGACGCCTACTCGCAGATCGAATCGCTGGCCCGACAGATGGTCAACGACGGGCGAGCCGATTCGTTCGCCAAGGCTGTCGCTGTCGTCGCCGGCCAGAACAAGGACCTCTACAACAAGTACCTCGAAGAGAAGGGAATCTGAACATGGCCTACGAAGGCGCACAGATCAAGATGGGCAACCTGACCGCTGCGGCAGACCTGTCGAGCAAGCAGTACCACTTCGTCAAGTTGGCTTCGGCCACCACTGTCGACGTGTGCTCTGCCATCACCGACAAGCCGATCGGCGTTCTCCAGAACACCCCCTCGTCCGGCCAGAGCGCAGAGATCTGCCTGTTCGGAATCACCAAGGTCGTTGCCGACGGAAACCTGTCGGCCGGAAACCTGATCGGCACGTCCAGCGATTCGCAGGCCGATGCCATTGTCGCTGGCACCGACACCACGGTGTACGTGATGGGTCAGGCGATCGAGGCCGGCGCTGCTGGTCAGACCGTCACCATGTTCCTGAACCCGAGCAACTCTCGGGCAGCCTGATCTAGAAGGAGAAACCAGCCATGCCCCAGCCCACTCAGTCACAGGTCCATGTTGATGCGATCTTGACGAACATGTCGCTCGCCTTCATGCAGGAGGCCGACTCGTTCGTCGCGAGCAAGGTGTTCCCAACGGTCACCGTCAACAAGCAGAGCGACAAGTACTTCACCTACTCGCAGGCCGACTTCTATCGCGATCAGGCTCAGACGCGTGCCGACGGCACCGAGTCGGCAGGTTCCGGATACGGACTCAGCACCGACACCTACTCGTCGAGCGTGTGGGCACTCCACAAGGACATCGGCGATCAGGTTCGTGCGAACAGCGACTCGCCGCTCGACCCGGACATGGATGCCACGCGTTTCCTCACGCACCAGATGATGATTCGTCAGGAGCGCGACTGGGCCTCGAACTACTTCACGACCGGCGTGTGGGGCACCGACAGCACCCCGTCGACTCTGTGGGACGCTTCCGGTTCCGACCCGATCGGCAACATCCAGACCGGCATCAACACCATCCTGTCGAACACCGGCTACCTCGCCAACACGCTGGTGTTGTCGTACGCCGCGTACAAGACTCTTCGCAATCACAGCGACTTCGTCGACCGCTACAAGTACACGAGCGCCGACTCCATCACCCCCGAGTTGATTGGCAAGGTCCTCGACCTGCCTCGAGTGATGGTCATGAAGGGCGTCTACAACTCGGCTGCCGAGGGCGCTTCGGCGTCGTACGGACAGATCGGTGACAAGGATGCCCTCCTGTGCTACGTGGCCCCGTCCGCTGGACTGATGACCGCTTCGGCCGGATACAACTTCGTGTGGAACGGAGTTGGTGGCGCACTGGGCACCTCTGTCGCCGTCAGCCGGTTCCGCATGGACCACCTCCGTGCCGACCGCCTCGAGATCGAGTCGGCATGGGACTTCAAGGTCGTTTCGTCCTCGCTCGGTTACTTCTTCAGCAACCCTGTCGCGGCCTGAACGGAGGCTGACTAGATGGCACAGAATCGAGTAACCCGAGGAACGGCCGCCGTCGGTGCTCTTGCTGTCGGCACAGGGTCGACTGTCAAGGGGATTACGTATGGGTCGGCTTCACTCGACCCCACGTCGATCAACGGCAACTCGACGGGCACTGTCACGACGACGGTCACTGGTGCTGCCACTGGTGACATTGTCATCGTGAACCCGCCGTCGTTGACGACCGGGCTGGCGTTCGCCGGCGCTGCCGTCACTTCGGACGACACGGTGACCATCTACCTCGTCAACGCGACGGGCAGTCCGATCAACCAGACGGCTGCTACGTTCACGTGGGCGTGGTTCGACCTCACCTGACCGACAACAACAGACACGGCACTAGGGCCGGTACTGGTGTCTTGTGACATCGGTGCCGGCCCTTAGTCATTAGGAGACACAGTGAACAACAGAACGGCTCTACAACCGGCGACAGCCACCAAACTGACTGGTGCCAACCAGACACTCTCGGCACAGCAGGTCTTCCTTGGAATCACCGCTTCAGATGCCGGCAGTGGTTCCTTCAAGGTTCACGTGTATCACGGGACGTCGGACACTGACCCGCATCTAGCCGGTATTGCCGCGAACAGTGGTGGCAGTGACACAGTCTGGTTTGGGCCGAACGGTATCGCTTGTCCAAACGGCATCTACATCAAGGTCTACTCGGGCACTCCCGAGGGATCAGTGTTCACAAAGTAGGTCGTCGTGACGTGGACGTACTCGGGCAACCCTGCCTCATCTGCGACTGATGCCATTCGCTTCCTGATTGGTGATACCGACACGACCGACCAACTGTTATCGAACGAAGAGATTGCGTGGGTCAACAGTGAGTCGAGCGGTAGTTCTACGTCGACAACTGGATTGTATGAGGCCGCGTATCGAGCGTGTCTGGCCATCGCATCGAAACTGTCTCGCTTGGCCGACAAACAGATTGGTGACCTCAGTGTGTCGCTATCGCAGAAAGCCAAGGGTTATCTATCTCAAGCAGAAGAGTTCAAGTCACTAGCCCAAGTAACGAACTACGTGCCGATTCCGTATGCCGGTGGTATCACTATCAGCGACAAGGAGATCGACCAAGACAACCCGGACATCTTCTCAGGGTGGTTCTCTTCTGGACAGTTCCAGAACCTCGTCGATGGTGGCCAGCGTCAGACACAAACTGGGATTGAGTTCTTTGGAGCCGGCGCAGACTCATGAGTGCGGCCACACAGTTCCTGACTGACCTCCTTGACCTTGCGACACAAACGGTAACGGTCACGGCAAAGTCGTCTGTGAACAACTATGGCGAGATTCAACACGCTGGGCCGGGCACGTCGTACAGCGCCTACGTTCAGAAGATAACCGCTAGTAAGAGGAAGGAATCGAGCGACGAAGCCGTCGTAGAGTTCATGGCGTACATCCCGTCCTCAACGTATGCGGCCTCCGTCGATGACCTTCTGACGTTCGCGGGCGTCACTCGACCAGTCGTCGAGGTCGATGTCCGCGCAGACGAATACGGACAACAGGTAGTTGTTCTTGCTCTAGGCCAGCCGAGGCGTACCTAATGTCTGTCGAGTTCAAGTTGTCGGGCGTCCCTGAGATCATGAAAGCCTTACAACGCGACTTCGACGCGACCTCTGAAGCGTTGAAGGCCGGCGTACTCAACATGGCCGAGGACATAGCGAAACAGTCGGAACAGTTAGTGCCAGTCGACGAAGGCACACTTCGTTCGTCTCGAACGATCGACAAGACACACCTCGGAGACAGGTATCAGGTAACCGTTGGCTACGGTGGCCCGTCTGCCCCGTACGCAGTGGTTCAACACGAACGCCTCGACTTCTGGCATCCACCGAAGCCGCCGGGCAAGAACAGTGCCGGGCAGAGCGGCAAAGGACCTGTGAAACCCGGTCGAGGACGTGGCCCTAAGTATCTTGAGATTCCGTTCTTGAACATGCGGAAGAAGTTTCCGGCTGCCCTCGTCGGATACGTACGACGGGCTAAGGCACAGAATAGGAAGGCGACATGAGCACACTCATTGACATCGCCACGTACCTAGACACACAACTGGCCTCCTTGACGCTAGGCACGAACCTATTCGTCGGTCGCATGCCAGACACTCCAGACACGTGTGTCGCTATCTATGAGTACGGCGGCGCCAGCCCGGAGGAGGTCATGGGTGGTGCGTCGTCGCCGGCCTTAGAGAACCCTCGCATTCAAGTAGCGACTCGTGACGCTGCCTATGCCAACGCAGAGACGTTAGCAAGGTCGATCTGGTCAGCATTGAGTGGAGTACTTGACGAGGTCATCGTGTCGACGAGATACAACATTGTCTCGGCCATACAGTCGCCATTCCCACTGGAACGGGATACGCACGACCGTGTCGTATTCGTTCAGAACTTCGACGTCGTTCGGTCCTACTGATGAGTGACCCATACGCAGAGACTCGGCTAGTTCCAGAAGCCGAACGTCTTACAAGGACGAGCGTCCGTTGTGGCAACTGCGTGAAGTTACTTGCCGAGGTCGTGACAGCACCGTGGCGTATCAGGTGCCCTCGATGTAAGGAAGTGAACTCGTCAGGATGA